GGTGATCCCATGGCAGCCCTCCCCGGTCTTCCGAACCGGAGATGCCTGGATCCCTATACCGTTAGACACGAAACTCTCTGAGCAGCTTACGCGGTCGCCGTCTCCCTCGGCACTCAGACGTCCAGCAGAATCGTGTTGGGAAGGTACAGCTGTTTCTACTCAGGTAAAAGTACCATGAATGCCCTCAACGGACACCTTATCATGGAACCAGAACTGGCCCATCGGAGTACTAGCAGTGCCTTCGCAAGCTGCAAACATCACCATCTGGCAGCTACGGTCCAGCACGTCCACAGCGGTAAGAACCGCCACTTCATTCGTGTCGAACCGCTTCCTGCGGGTGGCTGTCGGGAAATTAATCTCGGTCTCCTGCCACACAGGGAAGCTGATGGTGTTGCCTAGCGCGCGAATGGCATTCACGCGGGCTGAACCAGTGACCCCGAAAATGGCCGTAGCCACCTCCGGGTTATCAGTAAAGCCAACGTAAACACGGCCTGAAGTCGTAAAGGAAACCGTAGGCTCCCAACGAATCTTGGTTCCAGGCTCGAACTTGCCAGTGGAGTAGTAACCAACCAGATCCGGCCCTATCGAATTGACAAGGCCAGTCGCTAGGCCGGGGATATAGAACCTGGATTCCAGGCCAATACCAACGGCGTCAGTGGCCAAAAGGTTACTAAGACAATTGTACTCAATCATGGTGCCATCGGTACCGAGACGAGGAGCCGTCACACGCTTCCTACGTACTCCGCCCTTCACAGGCATTTGCTTGCGCTTGTTACCAGCCATGTTGCAAGGGGGTTCTCTGACTTATCAATGAGGGAGGCGCACTGATACGTCATGGGGCAGGGAGCGGACAGCGACACCGGCTCGCGGTACTCGGCCTCAAGCGCTTCTTGCAGGTCGGGCAAGATGCCGAACGCCCGCCAGAAACTAACTCTGGCAGTCGTCGACATGATCCCGGCCGCTACGCCCTTGGCCATGTACCCCAAACCACTGTCCCAAATCCGCTCAACTGCCCCATCACTCACAGCGCTACCCCCCAAGTCGGAGAGGCGTTGATACCACGCCTCCCACACGGGGACGCCCCGCGTTAGACTCAAGCCGCAGCCGCCGATTGCACTGGCCCACTGACAGAACGCGGCCTCACTGTCCCACCCAAGGAGAGAGACACAGTCCTTGCTCATGGCGACACGCGGGTCCCGCACCATGCGCCACCCAGTGCTCAATTGCACCGGGCGGGCCTGGCAGAACTCCACATGCTCCAGAACGAAGACTGGCTCCTCCCGGGTGAGGGTGAAGCCGAATTCAAGGAACCAGTCGTCCAGCCCATCAAGCCGGGAAAGGTCAGCCGCCTCACAAAAGACCACACAATCATCACCGTTGTTGGCGAGCCGGAAGCTAATGCCCCAGTACTCCATATACGCGATGACGATGCAGCTCATGATGAGGCAGTTGCCCATACCGGTGTTGATGTCACCAGACATACGGCAGCCACGAATCTCGTAGTCCACGCGGTGGCCTTCCACGCGCGCGATGCCACGGTTGTTGAGCTGCCACGAGAGTAGACGCGCAAGCTCGGGAGACCGAAAGACTGCATTGTACACGGAATGCTCCCAGCTAAGTGCCTCAAAAGACACATGCTGGTCAAACCGTGACGCATCCAGCCCAACGGCTACCGGCTTGCGAAACGACCCCCAATGGCCACTCAGCGCCGTGCCGACTTGGTCAGCATTCATACCCTTGAGCACGACCGGGTATCCAAACACCCGCTCAAACCCGTGGCAGAGCTCCCGCTCAAACAACTTGAGGTATCGACCGACCTCCAAGTTGTATCGCGGGGACCTTGGCTGTATGACGCGAGGAGCAGGGTCAAACTTCTTGCTGAAGTTGACCTTCTCAGCCTTTACAAATGTGTTCACCCAAGCATCCCTGGCATTGATCGGCCGAAACGTTAGGCTTACCAGGGCACGCTCATAGATGCCGCGCTTGCGCCCGACATACAACAAGGGATATTCATCCCTCGGTACGACGGGGGTCGAGCGCACGGCACGCAATAAGCGTGT